AGAATTATGTATTTTGTCATACTACATATGATGATGATAATTCATTATATACAGAACCGAATAAACCATTGAAGATAGCTTGCGGAAATATTGAGTTTAGAGATTCTGCAAGGCTCCTGAACGCGTCCTTGAGAGCGTTAGGGGAAAGACTTGGATACAAGAAGCTTGACATTGACTATTCAGAGAAATACTTTTGGTTCTCTGAATTGCCAAAAGAGGAATATGAATATAATAGAAGAGATTGCTTTTTAACGCTTCTCGCGATTGTTTCAGAGTATAAGAAATATGACTGGATCTGTTCTTTAGAGGATGCTTTAAGTGTGTATACATATACGTCATTCACAAGAAAGAATAACTTAAAAGAAGAAACAATTAATAAAAAGGTATTTTTGAAAAGCGGAAAGCAAAGAAAAGAATCTTCATTGAGCAAACTGTATCTGGCGGAATGTAGAAGAGAGCTTCCCGATTCTAAAGAAACAGTGGAATGGCTGGAGGATCTTTTTTGCGGTGCTTTCGTAGCGGCTAATCCCTCTTTTGTAGGCGTCCCGGTAAAAGGGTGCATGTCTTTTGATTTTGGGTCCTCTTATCCAGCGTCTACAGTGCAACGGGAGTTTCCTTACCATTTTGTGGAGTATAATACAGAGTTAAAAGAGACGGTAAGAGACTTGTACGAAAGAAATATAACCTATAATATGAAGTATGGAAAGATTGAGAACGGTCTTTTCAGGAACTGGCGAAGACCGGTCCAGTACTATTTCATGGCGGAGGTTGTGTTGAAAAACGTAAAGATTAAGAAGTTTTACGGGAAAGATGGAAAAAATAAGAAGTCTAACCAGATGGCCTTGATATCAGAGTCTAAAACAGATATCATAAAGATGGGATGGGGGGAACGGATTCATTCTCAAACGTTGGTGATCAATGGACGTGTATTTTCTGCAAAGCGTCTGGAATTAAAGGCAACAGCAGTGGATCTGCTTGCTTATTCGCTATTTTACGATTTTGAAATTGAGGATTGCAAACGTTTGTTCGTGGCGAGTCAAATACGAAAGGTTCATGAATACCTTAGAAACACGAATTATGCATACTTAAACCTAAAGGCGAACCTAAAACCGATTCATGCGAAGACAGAAGAAGGGAAGCCTATTGACAGGAAAGAGTTCTATAAGGATGGGAAGCCTATCATGAATGAGGAAAACATCGAAGTGCTGATGAGTTTACAAGAATCAAATTATGATGAGTTTGCAGAGCAGATCCATGAATTATACATGCAATCCAAAGGGCATCTTAACGGACAATATGGTATCAATGTGGAAAAGATATTAAAAGATGATATTCATATGGATTGGGATGACAGGCTGGGCATGATGTACAGATCTGAGGAAGCGGATTTCAATGAAATTAAAAAGAAGGGAATCATGCGAAACTTTATTGTAGGACTTCATATCACGGCGTTCTCTCGTCTTTCACTGGCGATTTATACCTATTGTATCTTCCAGCACACAAACGCGTATGTGATCTATTGGGATACAGATAGTTTGAAGGTGCATGGTGATGAAGATGGGGTAAGAAAGGTTATGAAACAATGTTATGAATTATTCAGGCGATTTGTAAAGGGTCTGGATGAATGGTATAATATTGGGGCCATGGATGAGGAGCCATCCTATGATTGGTTCTGTACATGGGGTGCGAAGAAATATATTGTATTAGAGGGAGACTCTGTAAAGTGCACGATATCAGGAGTCAATAAACGTTCGGGGAGCAAAATGTATACATATTTCTATCATACATATTGTGATAACAGTTTTGAACGCTTATGCAAAAATTATTTCAGACCGAATGTCATTATAGACAGAAGCGTCACGAGTAAGTTAGCTTCTATCTATGGCAACGCAAGATTTGATAAGGAGGTATGCGACAAAAATGGTACATTGGGATGGGTCCATGAATATAGTGGGGTCCAACTGGTAGGGGCTGATTATACGATTTTAGCGACCAACAGCAAGTTGAATTCGATGTTTCTGTATCAGCTATTAAAGTTTCAAAAGGATTCTTGGGTGGATCCGCGTTCCTGTTATCCGATATGGATTTATAAAACAGAATCAGGATATGGGTTCGAGTATCGAGATAAGTTTGAAGTAAAATGTAAGGAGGAAGATGTTGTATGAAATATTACAATTGTAAGAGAGTGTATGACAGTGGATGCGAGTACAATTTTATCTTTGGAGGACGTTCCAACGGGAAGTCTTATAGCGTATGTAAGGATGCATTATTTTATGATTGGTATACGAAGGGAATCCAGTTTGGGCGCGTATGCCGATATGAATCCGATATGAAAGCTTCCTTATTGAATGATTGGTTCCCGGGTGGGGTAAAAGACTACATTCAGGATATAACAGGGAATGAAATCATCTATGAGCATGGAAACTGGTTTATTGGAAATGAAACAGTCGGTTTTGCGTTCTCGTTATTTAACCAGCACAAGTATAAGTCTTCTAACTTTCCAAAGCTTGATAATCTGGTTTTTGAGGAATTTGTTCCAGCGTCAGATTTAGATTATCTTCCGAATGAAATTAACTTACTTTTATCTCTTGTATCTACAATATGCCGGCATCGGTCCATCAGGGTATGGTTTATCGGAAATGTCATAAAGAAGCATAATATATATTTTGATTATTTTGGGATTGATGTGGATAAAATGCACATTCGACCGGGGGATATTCGGTATTTGCAAGTACCCGGGTTCACTGACGGCGCAAGGGTTTGTGTGGAATATGCAGAAATGAGCTATGAAGCAGAGCAGGAAATTCCAAGGGTCTTACGGGTAACTCATAATGAAATCGCAACTACTGGCGAGTTTGCAGACGATGAATTTCTAATAGACTTTAGTCAATACAAATTATTATTAAAGAATAAGTATTTGAAACATGTTATTCTTTTTAGGGTATCACTGGCTGGCAAGATGTATTTTGTCCATTCTTTTACGGATGGGAAAAAGACGTTCAACGTTGTAACCCACGACGGAAACGGATCTTTATCTTCAAAATACATATATTATATCAATCCCGAATTTGAAAACATTATCAGCAGAAATGCAGTATCTAAAGATTTCATTCTAACGGCATATAAAGATGCTGTAAGCTTAAAACAACCGACATTCTACACAGATAACACAATCGCCTATTTCTATGGGATGGATGTATTAGATGCAAGACAGAAGAGGATTCTTCCTCCCAAAACAGGAATGGAGACTTAAAATTATCAGAAAGTTGCAACTTATTTAAAACCTATTTACAACTAGCAAGTTGTATGATATAATGAAGATACCTTTCAAAGGTAATAATATTTAGGAGGATGCTAGTATGAACAAAGTAATTTTACAAGGTAGATTAACGGCGGACCCGGACAACAGAACGGGAGCAAACGACACAGTGATTTGCCGATTCACGGTTGCGGTAGACTATTATAACGCGCGGGAGGGCGAGAAGAGCGCGATTTTCGTCCCGTGTATCATGTTTGGCCAGAGGGCGGACGTGTTCGGTCATTACACCCATAAGGGAGACCGCGTTTTAATTGAAGGTAGAATTGACGTTTCCCATTATGAGGACGAAAACGGGAACCGAAGGACATTCACGAACGTTGTAGCGGAGCAATTTGACTTCATTCATAACGCGAAAGTTCCATCTTCGGAAGAAGAGGAAAAGAAGCCAGCGAAAAAATATAATAGAAGGTATTGATCTCTATCATAAATCATGCTATAATATAGTTGCCCTGTAAATGAACATTTTTTTCCTTATGGCAAGCCCCCTTTTTGATTCAGTGGGGGCTTGCTTTTTTATTGTCAATATGGTAAAATTAACATGAAGGAGGGATGCTGATGGAAGTAATGGATACTATTATGCAGTCAATTTCAACAATCGGGTTCCCTATTGTCGCGTTTCTTTTGATGTGGCGCGCATTGATGGACGAGAAAGACGCGCATAAAGAAGAAATCGCGTTGTTAAAGGAGAGCCTTGATAACAACACAAATATCCTTACGAAGCTATATGAAAGAATGGAGGTGCAGTGATGGAGAAAGAAAGCACGTATGCATTGAATGGCGGTATTGGTGACGAAAAGAATGCCATGCTTCAGGTTATGTTTGAGCCAAAAGAAATCAGCAGCGGAGATGAGGGTAAGCAGGTTCTGATTCTTCAGTTCATTCTGGATATGCTGGATTATGACTTGGGTCCGGATGGTATTGATGGCGTATACGGTCCTTCCACGCAAGCAGCAGTAAAAGCATTCCAGATTGCTAACAATCTGAAGCTGGACGGGATTTGCGGCGTGGAAACGTGGAATAGTCTATTAGGGAGTGGTGTATAATGGCGGATTTTGTACCACGTCTCACAGATGAGGGGATCCTCAATAACCCGTATTGGTACGCGGATAACGTCTACTACCAAAGCGGTTATGGTATGCCTAACTGTACATGTTACGCGTTAGGCAGATGGTATGAACTTCAGGGGTCTTCTGAACCATTCAATTTTACCAGATATAACGATGGTAAGGATTGGTATCAGATGGGAATTGAAGCAGGCTATGAGCATGATCCCATTATCCCGAGATTGGGAGCCAATATTTCATGGGACTATGAAGGCGGCGGTCATGTCGCTATTGTGGAGGAAATTGAATACAACGCGGATGGAAGTGTGAACAGCATTGTGACTTCAAATAGTGCTTACAACGGAACGTATTTTTATACAGAACGTTTGTACGCTTCGAATGGTTATATCTGGCGTGCCAATTCTACATTGAATGGGTTCGTGTATCATCCCGATATCGCTCCCGGTCCTGAGCCTGTTATGGGGAAGAAAATGAACTGGATGTATTACTTAAGGCGTTTTGATAGGTTAAGGTGAGGTGTTATAATGGATAAGGATTTATTTAGCAAGTTTGAACCGTTTGTAAGAGAAGGCTTGAATGATGAGGAACTGGCTCAATTGCAAGCCTTGCGAGAAAGCTTTGACGCGGGAATTAGTGAATATGAGTCGCTGTCAACACAGCTTTCTGACGAGAGAAAAGCAAGAAGGGATCTTCTTTTTAAGGGTAGAACGTCCTTTGAAAAAGAAGAGAAAGACGTGGATCCTCAAGAAGATGAACCAAGCAAAGAAGAAACAATCACAATTCAAAATCTATTTGGAAAAAGGAGTGATCTGTAATGGCAATGATCCCGTCAAGGGACACAACAGTATTGTCCGCCACGTCTACGGATATTCTGAACGCTATCAGAAATACGTTAGGCGGCGGATATGCAACTTCTGTACCGATTGCAGATGGAAGTGATGCAAACCGTCAGAGAATCGGAACAGCAATTATTGGAAACGCGGATATCCGCAATCAGTTTGTCGGTATGTTAAACGCCATCGGCTTAACTATCATCAAATCAGCCATCTATTATAATGAATGGGCTGATGCAAAGCTCGGTACGATGGAATATGGAGAAATTGCAAGGGAAGCATTCGTTGAGATTGTAATGCCTCATCTGTATAACCCGAATGCAGGGGCGGATGAGTATTTTGCATGGGACAAGCCAAAGGTAGAAGAGGCATTGCACTTCATTAATTATAAGACGTTCTATAAGATTCCCATCAGCCGCTTTGAGTTGAGAAAGGCATTCTCCTATGCATCTGGCGTTGAGGATCTTTTGAGCAACTTGATCTCCCGCGCTGAAGTTTCTGAACAGTATGATGAGTATCTGGCAATGCGCTACATTGTCGCAAGAAACATTGTAGATGGACACGCCAAGATTAACCATATTGACGTGATCACAAAAGATAATGCGTTGGATGTGGCCGAGGATATTCTTGCGATTTCTGATGATCTGGACTTCATGAGCAGGGATTATAACGCGGCTGGCGTATTGAGAACATTTCCAAAGTCTGAACAATGGGTTATCATGACACCGCGTGCTAAGGCCGTGCAGAATGTCAATGTACTGGCGAATGCCTTTAACCTGAATAAGGTAGAGTGGAGCGGCGTCCAGAAACGGTTCGACCGTCTGGTACCTACTGAAGAGGAATACGAGCGCATGGAGCAGCTATTCCCTGATAAGAATTGGTACCGTCGTTTTACGTCGGATGAGGAAACATTCCTCAATACGATTTCCATTATGATGATGAGTAAGGACAAGCTCATGGTTCTGGATACGGTGATTGAGTCTGAATCCGCGAATATCGGAGAAACTATGATGCAGTTCTTCTGGTACCATCATCATAAGATCATGAGCGACTCGCCGTTTGGTATGCTGATTGCATTCTCGACAGCAGAAATGACGGTAACAGCTGTAACAATTAATCCGGCATCCGTGACTCAGTACAAGAAAGGTCAGTCTTATCAGTTCACCGCAACGGTTACGGGAAGCGTTGGCATTGACAAGAGTGTAACTTGGGAAATTTCCGGAGAGAACAGCCCGAACACGTACATTAACGAGAATGGTCTATTGTATATTGCCCCCGATGAGAACGCGGCTACCATTACGGTTCGAGCGGTCGCAAATCAGGATGGAACCACCGCGAAGACAGCGTCTGTCACTCTGGCTTAGAGGAGTCTGGATATTTCCGGAGCTGTGTTGGAAGAAGGGCATTTAATCGTGACATATAACACGAATTCTGAATATCAACAGATCGATCATCTTGATGTGGAAGACGGGCATTTAATAGCATTCTATAAGGAGGGAGAAGAAATGGCAAAAGTTGATCTGGGTCAGGTTGTTGGTCCTCAGGGTCCAGCAGGGGCAAAAGGCGCTACTGGCGCTCAGGGTCCGAAGGGAGACCCTGGCGAACAGGGACCACAGGGCGCTACTGGCGCAACCGGTCCAGCTGGTAAGGATGGTATTAGTCCGACTTTCTCCATTGAGGGTGGTCATCTATATGCGGACTATGATAATCCATACACACCGGAATAATCCAAGCGGGGGGGGTCCAGCATAAATGAACGTTCAACCAAAAACTCCAATTGGAGAAGTTAGGTTTCTGCAAGTTCCATTAGACAACTCATATACGGATACTTTGCGTTTCACAGATATGCCCGCGCAATATTCCTATTTTGAGAGTCTGAGTGGAATTACTATCAACGGTTTTACAGAAGTCAGGACAGTGAACACGGATACAATCCGTGTTCCTGTCAATTCTGATGAATTGAGCAGATATAATTATATCATGTTCAAGAACGCGAACTACTATGACAAGTGGTGGTTTGCTTTCATAACGGGTTTGGAGTATGTATCCCCAAGTATGACGCTTGTGACGTTCGAAATTGACGTTATGCAGTCTTGGCAATTTGAATGGCTTCTTAGAGATTGCTTTGTGGAGCGCGAACACACAACCACGGATATTGTGGGTGATGCAATTATTGATGAGGAGCTGGAAACAGGAGATTTTGTATATTCAGACGCGGATGGGGATTGGAATCCGTCCTTGACTGAAATGTCAATTGTTGTCGCGTCTTCTTTTACGTTCGATGAGGGGAGCGGTTCATTCGAGGATGCTAAAGGCGGAATGTATTCCAATATCTATTCAGGTCTGCACTACAGTGTTTTCGACACGGATACGGAAGGAATTGCAGCTCTCAATACCTTTTTAAATGAAGCCACAAAACAAAATAAATCTGAGGGTATTGCTTCTATATTCATGTGCCCGAAGTTTGTTACCAATACATTTAACGCGGGCAGTGTTGCGGTAAGCAACTTAACCGCGAACCTCCCTTTAACATTGGATGGCTACACGCCAAGATGCTACAAGATGTACACCTATCCTTATAGCTTTTGGGTAGTCACTAATAATGAGGGTTTAACCGCAACACTAAAAGTGGAGTTTTTTGAAAATCAAAAACAGCTCAGGCTTGGTTGCTGGGGGAGTGGTTCAGCTTCTCCTGTTATTACAATGGTTCCTATTAAATATAAGAATCAGGATGTAAATTATCAGGAAAAGATGAACATATCCAACTATCCTCAATGCGCGTATACAATTGATACGTTTAAGGCATGGACAGCGATGCATGGTGAGGTTTATGAAATTCAACAGCAGCAGAATTTGATATCTACAATTACAGCAATAGGTAACACTCTTCTTTCTTTAACAAGTGGAAGCGTGTCCGGTGTGCTTGGTGGCGCCTATGGAGCAGCAAGCTCTGTGAATAATGCGAGAACCGCTCTCGCTCAAAAGACAGCAATTGAGACAAAAGCCGACCAAGTAAGAGGAACCGGTTCAGGCTCTGCAAATATTTCTTTGTCAATCAAGGGATTCAATGTTTATAACTATACTGTGTCAAGAGAGTATGCAAAAATCATTGATGACTTCCTATGGGCATACGGGTACACAGTGAATGAGATTAAAACACCGAATCTTGATAGCAGGAAATATTGGAATTTCATCAAAACGCAAGGCTGTAAATTGGGTGGTTTTCTTCCTTTTAATGACGCGGCAAAGATCAAAAGCATATTTGATAACGGAATCACGTTCTGGCATGTCAATGATGGGGTTGTTCAGGTTGGCAACTACTCATTTGACAATTCCCCAAGCGTAAAAGGATTCAGAGAGGATGTGGTAGGTAATGGCGAGGAACAGAAATAAGCTAAGAGATATTGCGAACTGGTCGAATGCATGGACGTTTGACAGGGTTCAAAATATGATTGAACTATTGGCCGTCAATTCATTTATCTACGAGAACGCCCCGGATACGTTTAATCCGTATTTCTTTGAGCGAAAGCTGTTCTATGATGGCTTCGCGTGGCTGTTCAAAGATGGGGATATGATTCTTGGTTTAGGAGGATCCCGGAAAGATTATGACGTGTACGGATGGCCGACCTCCGGTAAGGCAATTGGATTCCATGGTTATAATTTCAACGTGACTCCTGATAATGGAGTATGCTGTTATGATCTATCGAAACGCGGTCTTTCGACATATGGTCTATTGATGGACTACATTCCACGCCTTACTGATCTCTATCGTACCATGGATGTGAACATTCACGCACAGAAGACTCCCGTCATTGTGGTGACGGACAAGGAAAACGAGTTGACTGTCAGAAATGCAGTGGATCAAATTGATTCCAATATGAGCGTGATTGTGGGTGTGGATGGAATCCTTGATATGAAGCAATTTGACGTGCTGAATACAAACGCGCCTTATGTGGTAGACAAGCTTCAGATTCAGTCTCATCAATACTGGAATGATATCTTTACCATTCTCGGTATCGAAAACGGTGATAAGGATAAGAAAGAAAGAATGGTAGTGGATGAAGTTAATTCCAATACACAGCCGATTGAAATCTATAGAAATGCACGCTTGCAGCCAAGGGAACGAATGCTGGAGAGGTTTAATAAGCTTGCGGGTACGAATATTCAGGTTCGGTTCAATTCTGAAATTCTTTCCAGCATTACCAATGCAGATGAATATTATATTTCAGGCCAGCCTGAGCAGTCGAAGGGAGGTAGTGACGATGTTCCTTCAAAAGATGAGTAGAGCAACGTTCACAATGCAGGTTTCCGACATTATCCGGTACTATAATCCAGATGAACCGGATATGTGGAAACAGATTACCAAAGCAGTTCCCTATATTTTCAGAGACTTCCCGATATGGAACGAGTCTCATCGGCAAACACTTTGTGAAAAGATTCTTCAATATTATTATGAATATGAAATCGGGTTTCAAACCGTGCAGAGCTGGATCTTTCATCTTAACGAGAATTTGAACAGGATCATGCCCTATTATAACGCCTTGGCTCTGACTCAATTATCAGAAATTTCTGATATCTCTATTGAGGACCTGATCAATGATACCGATTTCACGGATATCTTCAATCGAAAGTACGATGAAACAAGGGACGACAAAGGAAATACCAAGGAAGAGGGAACGTCCTCAAGTGAATTCTCTAACACCGGAAAGGTGGAGGGAACCTCCTCTTCAGAAGCACAGTCTACTTCCTCTAATGATTTCAACGGTTTCAAGCTTCATTCTGATGAACCGCAAGTCAACTTTGCATCGGGAACCTACGCGAGGGACTACGCATCTATGCTGGACGAGGAGGAGAATAATTCTAATTCAAATTCCAGCGGTACGACTTCTGGAACGGATAACACGGATACAACATCAAGCGGTTCTGATTCTGGAACTTCCAGTAAGAACACGGACACGACAGCAAACCGAAAGACAGATGGGAACGTGGATGAATGGAGAAAGGTGCAGGGAAGACGTGGGTTCTTTACGATCCCTTCGGTACTTGCAGAAGCACAGAAAATCATATATAATATTGATAGCATGATAACCATGGATCTTAAGAAGAACTTCATGGGACTCATTATATAAAGGAGGTATACAATGGACGGATACGACAAGAACGGTCTTACACCTTTTAGAGCATGGTGCTTTAAGAACTGGCCCTATCTGATTTCTGATGATATGACAGAACTTGAATTACTCTATGCCATTTTAGGGAAATTCAAGGAAGTTCTTGAAGAATGGGAACAGATGAAGGTAGATTGGGGAGAGTTTCAGACCACAATTAACAATGCCATTTCTCAGATGAGACAGGAAATCAGTGATTTCGAGAATAAGATTAATGGGCAGATTACAGACCTGGAGGAAGAATGGAATACATTCGCGGCTTCTATTAACTCTCAGATTTCTGAACTGAAAACACAGTGGGCGAGTTTCCAAAATACGATTACCAATACTACCATACCGAATGAAGTAGATCGTGTGATTAACTTAAAGCTTCCTTCGATGGTGGAAAGTGAAGTTGCTGAACAGGTTCCCACAGAAGTTGAGAATCAGATAAGTACCAAAATTGGTACATTGACGCAGAACACAGCGGCTCAGGTTGATTCATCTGGAAAGATTGTTTCCTCTCCAATTTCTTCAACAGAGCTAAATTATCTTGATGGAGCGAAAAGTAACATACAAAGCCAACTTGACTCCATTTCTTCAGAAGTAGATTCCATTGAATCCGGTCTTCCAACAGGCGGACCATTCGCTGGATCCGATTCTGCTGGCGGCCCAGCTAAGTCCACAGCAGGAACTCTTACTATCAATGTAGACGGGTCTCCTACCACATTCAATGGGTCCGACAATGTTTCTGTATCTATTACGCAAGGTGGTGGTGGTGGTGGTGGACAGGATGATAGAATCGGTTCCTTAACCCCGAATACGGTATCGATTGTGGGAAGTGATGGTAAGATTACTTCATCCGATGTAACGCCAACACAGCTTCAGGCGTTAAAATCCGGTCCGTTCGCGGGAGCAAAAACGAATGGAGGTACAGCCAATTCGGCAAACAATCTATCGCCAACTTATAGCAATGATACTGCTGATGATATTGATGGTCTTCTTGCAGCTAAAATCTCCAAAATCGAAACTCAGGCGAGCGGTGCAAGTGGAATGTATGATATAGTAGGTGGTTGGCAGGGTACAAACTTTGGATCTACCATCGGCTCGTTTTTTAGTTCGACACAGTCAATCGATGCTTTTTGGTTCACCGGTAATAGAATTTGGAGCAGAAGAAGAAATGGAGGAACCGAATTAGAAGAGTCACTTCAATATATACCTGCCGATAAAAACGGAAACATTACGTTCAATCGTGTACAATGGGACGATAATGATTTTATGGCCGAATATATTTACAATTGCTTGAAAAACGCAGGGTACTCAGGCCTTACTCCCGGTGGGGGAACCGAAGATTATCCGGCAAGCGGTTATACTCAGCTTACACAGGGAGAGACGTACTGGGGTACAAGCGCTTCCTCACCAACAATTACCGTGGATATCCAAGTGCAGTCAAAACGAGAAAGCGGTGTCCTGTACTATATGTTTAAGACATATTTGGAAGTACAGGTTAAAACCCAAGAAACATACTACGGTTACCCTGTTTACGGTTCCCTTACCCTAAATGGTGCTTCTAAGGTAAGTGATTATTTGATCGTATATCAGAATAATTGGCGCGGTGGTGCAACGTGGACTACGGACTGGATCGCGGTAACAAACAACAAAACGGGCTCGAATCCGGTAGTGATTACCATTGATTCTGGGGAATATTCTGGGTCAGGCGGAAGAGACGCACAAAACTACAGCTTTACAGTATAAAGTCTAAGGAGGTAACTAAAATGGCAAGTATTCAGAAATTTGAATCTATTAAAGGTAACATCTTCTATGTAACTATGTTCGATGGGGAAACGGTAACGCTTCCTCATCAGAACATTCAGAATAATACCATTGCTCTCATCCGTGGGAATGGCGTTGTTGCTTTGTCCTCTGGGGAGATTACTATTCATGGGTCTGCTTCCTTCCTATTTTATAACAACAAATGGAACTATGTCACACCGGAAGTGACGCGGGAAAGACTGGACGATGAAGTGGAAAAGCTAAATCAGGCCATTGAAACTCTATCTGAAGAACTGGGTGCTGAGATTGATAGAATTGATGGGGAAATTACAGAAATCCAGAGCGATTTGGAAGAACTGAATCCTCTGAAGCCTCAGGAGTATGTGTTGCAAATCGTACCGGAAACAGGGCTGGAAATGATAAGTTATCAGACGTATAGAGTTGGAAAGGTGGTTTTTATATTTGTAGTAGCTCAAAACAATACCGATAACGTAATTACAATAGAACCAGACGAGAATACAATTCAATTAGTTGGTGGACAGCTAAAAACCCACTCTGGTAGACTGGATACCACTCTTAATGATAATAAATTTACGTCAATCAACACCAGTTTTATTGGACCAACTTCCACACTCAATATGCAACCCAACACGAGTTTTTCAATTTATGGCTTCCTATTCACAGACTAAGGAGGTAATAGTATGGCGAATATAGATTTAGGGCAAGTAGTAGGGGCGCAGGGACCGCAAGGACCTCAGGGTCCAAAGGGAGATACTGGGGCGCAAGGGCCTAAAGGGGATACTGGAGCGACTGGAGCAAAAGGCGCTACGGGAGCGCAAGGACCCGCAGGAACCACGCCAACCATTGACTCGAATGGAAATTGGTTCTTAGGTTCTACTGATACCGGGAAACCATCCAGAGGTGCAACGGGCGCGCAAGGCCCTCAGGGTCCAAAGGGAGCTACCGGGGCACAAGGGCCTAAAGGGGATACTGGAGCTACTGGCGCAAAAGGAGCTACGGGAGCGCAAGGACCCGCAGGAACCACGCCAACCATTGGCTCGAATGGAAATTGGTTCTTAGGTTCTACTGATACCGGGAAACCATCCAGAGGTGCAACGGGCGCGCAAGGCCCTCAGGGTCCAAAGGGAGCTACCGGGGCACAAGGGCCTAAAGGGGATACTGGAGCTACTGGCGCAAAAGGAGCTACGGGTCCTCAGGGACCAAAAGGGGATACAGGCCCGCAAGGGCCGCAGGGACCGGCAGGACCGAATAATTGGGGTACGACTATGACCGATACAACAGCTTCCAATATCAATGACCTTATGAATAAGAAAGTAGACCTGATTATTCAAAAGGCGAATGGACAAGCTGGTATCTTTGGAGTAAACGGCGGATGGAGTGGGCATGACTTCGGTTTTACATGGGGAAATTATATTCCATCTCAAGGAGTTTCAGACGTCTTCACCGTGCAAAGCAACGGAATATATTATAACAGAAAAACAGGCGGAAAATATTCTGGAGCAAAATTATTTGTCCCAGCTGATGTAAATGGGAATTTAACGTTACCTGGTTGGGTCAATTGTAAATCTGTTCTTTTATGGAGCGGCTCATCCCAAAGCTTTACCGTTTCAAATTGTATGCGTTTCTCTTGTATCATTATCGTGGGTATTCCAGGTACTTCATCAGGTCTTTGTTATGCAGCCTATCCAACAATATCAGCTGGAAGTGTTGGAAATACCGCAATGCTATCAGATGAAACATATTTTTATTGTACTAATGTTTTTCAGGAAGGAAATAACCTACGTTTCAGTAGAAAATCAGGTGATGGAAATCTAACAGGTATATATGGAATCTGTTAAAAGGGGGTATAACATGATAATTCAAATAGATGAAAATGATAATGTTATAGGATATTCTATCTACTCTTTATATATGGAACCGGATGAACACTACATAGAAATTGACGAATTAGTTGTTCCTGATGATTTCTTC